CAACTCCAAGGAGACAGTATCGCTCGCATTACTCAGATCCAGGGTGCTTAGTCCCGAACCCAAGCTAGCCTCAAACGCAAGCCAGCGGTGCTTCTGCTGGGCATGCTTTAAGTCAAGACCAACAACATCCTTCAAGCGCTTACGAATGTAGCGCCCGATGCCTTTCTGAAGGAACATATTCAGACCGGGTTCCACCATAATGTTTCGGTGGGTTTGGATGTTCTTTGGCGCCGTACTTCTGCTCCCTCCGCACACGATTGGTCTCACGATCAACTCGCAATACTCATGACCCTCGGGGGTAAAATCCCGAGAAAATAAGTCATGGTAATGAGGACAAGAGCGGTATACCTCCCTCACGAGAGGTAAGAAGTCCGGCGAACATGACGGCCAACTTGACAGTTTATGCCGTGCAGTAGTTTTTAATTTTGTGAGTGTATCACTCCCAGGTCCAAACTCCAGTGTCAGTTCATCGATACTTGGAAGATCTCCGAGTACGTGGCGGATTTTTCTCGACGCTGCGTAAAGCACGCTCACGACGGGCGACCCCGCGGGGTCACCTCTCCACAAACGAAGTTTCTTGTTCGTGGCACCGCACAACAACTCACACTGTTCGAACGTCCGATCAGCCGCCTCTTTTTGAAAGGAAGCCTTATTTACTAAACCAACGTTCTTCTTCAAGCACGCCGCAGCTTGTGACAATGCGGCATACCTGTCAACGTTCACGGTACCAGTAGTTCGGTACAATTTGGCCTGACGTTCGATAAACTTACACAACCTAACCACCCGCATGGGTGACTTCAGATGCGCCTCGCTAATACGGTACTTACAACCCGCCTTCGCAAGAAAATGGTTCACGAGTTCTCGCGTGAGGGACATGACGTCCTTACGCGGTACTAATGAATGCCACTTCAAGGTGTTGGTTTGATTACTACTTGTTTGCCCACTTCGCCTCTTACGAGACGAAGGCAACGGACTCTGTGTCTTCATTCAAGGCTCCTTCACGAACGCACCAGAACATACCCCAAGTAATACCGGGGCCCGCATAAACTTTATTACTCTCAAACGCCCTCCGAAGAGCCATCGATTTCTCGATGACCGATTCGGTAAGTACGGGTTTATTAAGAGCATGAGTTAAGACTACTTCGAATGAGGTTGCGTCAAGTTTTACCATGACACTTCCAGAATCCTCAGCTAAGGCGGGGGTTAAAATCACATTCATATGTAGATCTCCTTTGCGGTCGTTATTAATACGGTGCCGCGACGTTGTCAACTGTGTCCGCTACCTGCGGATCGGAATGCAATGCCACGTTCATTAAACGCAGGCGTTTGCGATCGATCGCAGTACTACGCAAGGGCAACAAGTAGTCTGTGCGAGCACGACTGATGTATGCCACCTTCGGAGGTGCGGTGTAGCCTGCCGCATTCTGATTGAGGGTCGCTTCCATTACTGGATCGGCCAACTCGATCTGAATACGGTGGGGACTGTCACCACCCTTTGAGGTTTTCACTTTAATTGTTACGAACGCACTTCCCGAAACGGGAACGGACGCCACGTCTTGCCGCCACAACGCCATCGGATTTGTTGCCTTTGGTGTGAATGTGTGAACGACTGCGACGCCCGTAGATGCTTCAGAAAGGCTCATAATAGCAATAGCTGCCATAATTTACTCCTAGATAATTACGTTAACAAAAGCAAGTACATTCTAAATGGGACGTTTTCTAAACGCTCCAAGCGGACCTAGGCTTAACGCCAAGGCATCCAAAGAATGCTTGCAGGAACTTACGGCATTGTCACTCGGTCCAAATCTTCTTCTCGCCCATAAATCACTCATGGACGGAATAGGAAATGGGACAATGGACCTGGTCATCTGTACTACTAAATCGCTGCTATTACCCGTAACACTACTAACGGCGGTTCCGCCCATCGTATCGACATAATTTGCGTCGACATTGCGGGTTTCGGACTTCTCAAAAGTTGTGTAACAGGTTACAGTATTTTGCGGCACTAACGATGAAACAGATCTATCCTCCAACCACTGACCGATTGGTAAAAACCAATCAGCAACGAAGGAATAAGGCATTAACTCCCACGCAATCGGGAGCGGGTCCAAGAGACCCATAGCGGACAGTGATGTCTGTGCTACTGGTTCGCTCAGCCGGACGATGTATTGTCTACGCTGAACTGTTTTGCCTATACCAAGTTTAACCCAATTTCCCGAGATATCATACACTCCGTCGGACCAAGTAACAGTCCGACTGCCGCGCACCTGAATTTGATGGTGTACGGGGAAATTACGCGAAGCTGCGGCCTCGGCAAGATTGAAAACATCTGAAATCAGAGGTTGCCAACCATACCTTAGCTCTAGCCAGTTGTCGCGCATTTGTTCAAACCGAGCATCCGCAGGGGCGCGAGCCATTGTTGCAGTGGCTTTATGCTTACGGACAAGACTTTTACTCGGTCGAACCCCAAGGAACCTCGCGGAGGCCATTAGGTCTCCG